CCTGAAATGTCTTTCAGTGTGGATTGGAATCCCATGTAATCATTCATGAAAGACAGAGGAAGAACGGTTTTCGCATTCCAATCCACACTGAAAGTCATTTCAGGGTCACGCATCAGGTCACCGTTCAGCACCCCGTAATGGCAAATGCTGTAAATAGGGTTTCCGTCATGGTCAGTTTCCCATGTCTTCTCGATCACCAAATCCATGTACCCTTCAGCGGTGAATTTTGCATACCCGTCATTCTCTTCAACGACCTTCAGAAAAGGTTCCAGAGCCTTGAAATTGGTTGTACCGTGCTTTACTTTCATTGTCAGCCTCCGTTGTTTGTTTATTTTCAACTTATATTTATATTGTACTCATTTTTATTATATTGTCAAGTAATTTATTTATTTTATTACAATTCAATTGCAAAAAAAATTTGACCGGGTTTTTCGCCCGGTCTTCTGTTCTTCTGTTACCCGATTTTCTGGTCAATCCTGTACTCTTCATAAAAATACAGTTTGAATTTCCGTCTGTTGAAGTTCCATGCTTCCTGTACAGATTCCAGAAGCCTGTCAAAGTTGTGCGTGTTCATTGCATGCGGATCGGCTGCTGCAATCGTCGCAATCATCTTACCATGGTCAAAATCGCTGTGCTTCTCACCATAATCAATCAGGAAAAAGATTACTTTTTCTTTCGTTCTGCGCTGTCCTCCGATTTTTGCGAAAGCAGGGTAATATTTTTCATAAATATCCATCTTTTTGATAACAGCATCATATTGGGCTTTCGTCAACTCCAATCCGCCGTTTTTCAAATAGTCATACGTTTTTCCATTACAGGCATACCCGGCCGCCCACAGAATTGTTTCCAAAGGGGCTTTATACATGTGAGATAACTGTCTGAGCCTCTGGTAATTCTCGTTACCAGTATCAGCGTAGCTGTCCACAAAATCGCTCGTTTTCCATGCAGTGTTATGACTGTTCATTACCTGACAGACTTCCAGCCCAGTATTTTTCAGTATCCGATATTCAACAGGCATTCCTAAACGACGCAGTGCTTCAAAGCGTCCTTGTCCGTCAATGATTTCCATCTTTTCATTGACGATAATCGGGTTGCTAATCCAACCGATTTTTTGGATGGACTTCACTAAACCGCGCACACGCTTTTCATCCACACCACGGTTTCCGTTCATCCTGCGAAAAATACTGTAATCACTTGTTCTTTTAATTCCTTCGGTTTTCATCTTTAACTCCTACTTCAGGGCATCACAAAATCGGCGCACCATCTGGCGCAAACAACATCTTTTTTTCCTCATCAAATACATATCCCTTTTGAATGAGCTTTTCAGTTACGTTACCGATGTAATTCCCTTTGATTAAACAGTCAAGTTTCTTTTCATCGGCTTTTGTCCAAGGCTGTAGCCCGTTCACAATATAGTAATGTTTTCTCATATTAACCTCTTTATCTAATAAACTTGAACGTCTAATATGGTGGCAGTCGCCAAGTCTTCCAATCCTGCGACTTGCCCTTCCAATTGTTAGAAGTCTTTACCTATTTACAGTTTGAAAGCTCCAAATTCGAACCGCACCCATCCGCGATCATCGGTATCCACATGCTTTCCGTAAACGCCATATTCGCCATCATCGTAATGAGTCGGTTCCCTGTACCCGTTCATCAGCGCCTCCAACCGTGATTCAAAAACCACAGATATCTGGACACGCCCAAAGCGTGGAACATTCACATAATCACCTTTCTTCATTCCATTCTCCCTTCCAGTATTCATCCATCAGCCCAAGCTCTGCGACGATTTCGCAGTAATACCCGTATTTTTCCGATGCTTTCCGCCATTCGTACCCCTGACGAGCCTCATGCATGTCACAACGAGCTTTTTCCATGCCCTGAAACAACCAAAGTTTTGCCTTTTCGGTCATGCTAAACCTCCTTGAATTTCCATGATAGTGTCATAGGCTTCCCGTGACATGGGATATACACGCCCATCACGATGCATCCGAACGATTCCGTCTATCGCCTGACCATCAATAATGATTTGACATTCCAGAGCGATGGATTCCACAGCGTCCTGACCGTCAAAGGCTCTCATGGCCACATACAGATAGCGCCAAGGCTTCCACAGATAACCGTTAAAGCGAATGTCCCGTGTTGCGATAATTTCGCAGTTCTCAGAGAGTTTTTCAAAATTGATAGTGCTTTCCATTGTCAACCTCCTTAGTTGCAACCGTTTGCGACCCACTGGCGATATTCAGCCAACCAGCCAAGTGACCGGAGAATCCCGAGCTGAATGTGGTATTCAGCCGTATAACGCTGTTCCAGCTCTTCCGTCTGGGCATAATCTGCCTCATGGAAGGTATCGAATACGAGGTCAAAGAATTCGACCTTGCTGAAAACCTTACCGAAAACTGAAACCTGATTCATGATTACCTCCTGTTAGTGACGAAACATTTCAACGACTGCCACGAAGCCGATGAACACCGCTAAAAGTACAAGGCTCCGCGCACCGCAGTATTGTGCTCCTTTAATGATGTCGATGATAATATTGATGATGTTAGTCATGGTGCCCTCCTTGTGGCTGTGTTTATGTTTGTTTTCAACTTACAATATACATTATACACGGATTTATTTATATGTCAAGCTATTTATACAATTTCTTGCAAAATTATTACAAAATAAATCCCTGAGTTTTTTTCTCAGGGAAATTATTTATTCAATCCTTTTTAATATCTCCGTGCCATACTTATCATATTCGGCAATCAGCATATAATCGTCATTGATTTTATGATACGGAAGGTCATTAAAACGCACGATATCTGGGCTGACTACGACCTTTGCGCCCATGTACAGCACCCCTTTCACCATGAAGGAATCAGCATCCCGAACATTCGCTTGATCGCAAATGACTTCGCACAGACCGCCATCAATGCGCTGCGGGTAGTTCGTTACTGTACTGGTTCCTGTTTCGGTGATTGAGGATGTTTGTGCGGGTTGCGGAATGTAATCCAAGACATTCTGCATATAAGGTTTCGGGTCTACGGCTGTGCTGAGTTTGCTTGCTGTTTCCCTGTATTCAAAATGAAGGTGAGGCCCGGATGAATTTCCTGTATTACCGGAATAAGCAATCCTGTCCCCTTTCTGTACTCTTGCATTCAGGTACGTCGCCACGCTGTGAAGGTGTGCGTAAACCGTTCCTGAATTGTCCTGATGAAGGATTATGACGTAATTTCCGTATCCGTTCGGCTCATAGCCTACGGTAAGCACCCAGCCATCTGCCGCTGCAAGTATCGGAGTCTCCTCTGGACATCCGTAATCAATCCCCGTATGAAATTTTGTAACATTGTCATAGTTCGGGAGCCATTTTTCATGGAAATCCAACGTTATAGGGTAATCACCGCTAAACGGTTGTCTTAACTGCATCATTCTTTCACCTGTCTATCTTCAAGTTCCATCGTGCAGCTTTTTTCACAAGGTTCTCATTTGACATCCGACGGAATTCTTCAAGCTCTTGATTTGCCTTTTCTAAACCACCATTATGCGAACCTGTCATAACACAATGGACTAACTCATGTTCCATGTCTGTCACGACTTGCATTCCCTTTAAAAGTAGGTAATTATCGTATTCCCGTTCTTTTCTGCCCTCCATGTTCTCCCGTTTGATTCTGTCAAACTGCTCGTCCAAAGCGTTCCCTACGTTCCTTTTAACGAGCCAGACCACAACAGCGACGACCGAAGCCCCAATCGCTAAAAGGACGGTCGGCGGAATGTTAATCAAGGTGTCCATCAATCCTCGCTTTCCACAGTCGGTTTTTCTTCAGCCTTTTCAGCGTTCGTGTCAAACCGCAGCGCATATTCCCAGTTCATATCAAGCACAGCGGCTTCAATCGCTGCATCGATTGTTTCAAGGTCGAGCTTGATTCCAATCTGCGCAAGATACGCCTGTACGAGCTTAATCGCATAAGCCTTCTTTTCTTTCCCTTTTTCACCACCGAAAATCTGTTCCGCCGCCCTGACCGCCGTATTGCAGATTTCCATCAAGTACGCAGCTGCATCCGGGCTTTTCTGTGCAATCCTCTTAAACAGTTCCACGACTTTCCCGACCATCCATGTTGCCAGTGCAGTCACAAGGATCGGGAGCGCAACTTCCAAAAGCGTCTGTAACAATTTATTTACAAGTTCCATATTTTCCCCTCCATTTCTTTAAATGAAAAAGCGCATCATTTTGATGCGCTTTCTTAGAGTCCTTATATTTTTATTATACCGTTATTTATTTGTTTCTTTTTTAGTAATAATCCATGTCACTGCCGATCCTATACACCGTACCGTCTTTCATTGTTATTACAGTACCGTTTTCGCGTATTTCACGAATTTCATCAGGTGTGTAGCTCTTGTCACCGATTATTATCCTTTTGATTCTTTTTAATTCACCATCCTTACTTTTGAAATACATCTTCATTTATTCTTCCTCGTCCTCATCGTCATCTTCGTCGTCATCCACTTCAGGCTCATCATCAATATGGATTCCGTCATACACAGCGTCAACAATAGAGGCGATTGCAGTATTTCTCTCATCTATCGGTTTATCTTTGATGACATCGGCAACAAGGTACGTCAATGCATCCAGCTGAACATCGTCACGATCCACTTCAGGCGCTTCGTCAGGCAGGATGGTTGTAGACAGCGCATTATCGTATCTGTCGCACTCCATATAAACATAAACCTTCAGGTTGTATTTATCCACGATTTCCTCAATCAGGGCTTCGATAACACTGTACTCTAAATTACCGTCTTTATATTCTTCCGTCATGGTCTCTCCTGAATAAAATCGTTTCCCATCAGGACACGCAAGCTCTCTTTCATGAAAACCTTTGCCTGTGTAAGTTGTGCGGTTTCCACAATGTTATCAATCCATTCCCTTTGCGGTTCCACCTTCCCGACATGGTTTCCCGTTTCCGCTCCGACAATTATCCATTTCACACTACCAAAGCTCCCGATTCCAGCATCAAGATACCCTTGTATTGGTTCTATGGATAAAAAGCTATTGATTCCAAAAGCGCTGAAATAGGTTTGATTAGCGTTTGTGATCGTTGAGCCGAACCACCAGTTATCATGACCCTGTAATTTTTGCCTGTTACATAAATCGGCGTATCGCTGCGGGTTCTTTGTCAGGAAAAAATAACGGTGCTGCGGAGCCTTTTCACATGCTTCAAATACCCTCATAATCCATTCATTAGGTATATAATCGGCAAACAGGTCTGCCATCGAACACACAAATATATCTTTGTGTTCTTTCCATGTCTGTGGTTCGCCCAACCTGTATGAATGTAGCGTCGGTATGAAGCCGAATGGATAGGGAGCTGTAACAATATCCCCTCTTTTCGTTGTTCTGGTTTGTGATTCCTTCACCTCATACAAAGGTCGTTCAGCTGTACCGACATTTTCCCATGTCTCACCATAATACAGGTCATTTACGTCAAACCCGGAAAAGCGTTCTGCTATCCGACGGGCGTAGCAGTATCCACACCCATGATAGCACCCTGATAGCGGAGACCAAGTCGAGTCCGTCCAGTCAATTTTCGTTTTCTTTCCCATCTTTCACCTCTTATTCATTCCATACCAACTTATCTCTATATTCCCGAATTATTGAATAAATCCTGTCGACAACTTTGTTAATCCCGTCGTTATGGAAAAATCCTCCAATACTGTAATTTCCAGCTTCCCTTGTTGACGATAACGTCCAACAGGAATTAATCACTTCCGTTTCGATGTCAAAAGCAATATATATGTACTTGAACTGCCATTCCACTGTTAAACACTGGTCGTCTTCACTGACGAAGAAGAACGTACCGTACTTCGAAAGAAGTCTGAAGTCCTCTTCATCATTCTTCAGTTCATTCAGAACAGTCGAAAGGAACATCATCTGGTCTGCCGTCGCACCGTAAGTCATTTATCGTTCTTCTCCCATTCTTCGTATTCATCAAGCAAATCAAGTGCTTCAATAGCCCTCTTTATCCCTTCTTCGATTAGAGCAATTTCGTTCACATTTTGTTTCTTCAACTCTACAATTTCCTGTTTGCTCTTGATTGTTTCTTCCAGTTCTATAATTTCATGAAGATATTTTATACGTTCAATATCCGTGTCACTTAGCATCTGAAACAACTTATCAATCTTTTCCTGTTCCATTTTTCTTTCCTTTTCTTCTTTCAATTCTCTAAATCCAGATGGGACGTACATTAGATATCACCTTCCTTCCTGTTGTTGGATAGCTCTGTCGAAAATCCTTCAGGGTAACGCGCCTTCAGCTTATCCACGTTCATCTGCATTATTTCATCCAAATCCCAACCCATGGAATAGCTAATCATTGCCACATACCACATTACATCCCCAAGTTCCTTCTTTGCATGCTCCCTGTCCAGTATCTTATTATGGAATATCCACTTTTTAAACATATCGAGCAATTCGCCGGACTCTCCTGCAAGGCCCAAACAACCATTCAGCAAGCCACCGATGTCCTTAAGCCCACGATTTGCATCGACATGAAACTCCAAACGGGATGTAGCCATCTCATCATTTGTACGCATCGCCAATCTTTGATATTCACTTCCTGTCATTTAACACCTTCCCATTTCTTCCAAGTCCCAACCAAGCCGCTGTCCGCAATTTCCACAGTATTTCTGGCACACTTTCACTATTTCGTGACAAACGGGACACTCGTAATAGCTATCCCTCTGGTCTTCATGGTAATTAACTGGTATTTTTTTATCTCTATCTAAATTCATCCCTCTCTCCATTCCGCTAACAGCATCGGTATCGGCATCCACATGTCCACGATTCCCTGTGAAATGAATCCTCTGTGTATTTCATCAATTCTCGGCGAATCCGTATAAAACAGGTGTTGGCTTTTTTCGTACCAAGCCACTTTGACGTTTTCAAAATTTGGATAAATCCACCCCCAATGTATAATCACCGCCTGATGGTCTTCCGGCACTCTTTTCTTTATGTCGACCCAACCGACTTTTTCACTTTCCATTATTTCACCTCATTCGCTTGCTTTGAAGTTATATACAGGCGTAATAATTCTTTCGATATCAACCGTGTCCTGTACCAATTTAATGATCTCCTCAGAAGGCTTATAAGCCATTGGTGACTCATCAACTGTATCCTCACTGACCGATGTTGTAAAAATCCCGGCCATGGAATTCTTGTAGGCATCCATGCTAATCATTTCCTTTGCTTTTGAACGCGACAACATCCGTCCGGCACCATGAGGCGCAGAGCAGTTCCAATCCTCATTTCCTTTTCCAACACCAATAATGCATCCGTCTCGCATATTCAGCGGTATCAACACTCTCTGTCCTTTATACGCCGCAATCGCACCTTTTCTGACCATGTTATTTTCATGGTCAATATAATTGTGGATTGATTCAAAGGAATTTTGCGGATACCACCCCATAACATCACATATAATGGATGAAATAATATCCCTATTCAGCACCGCGAATTCCTGACAGATTGCCATATCATGCAGATAGTCCAATCGGTCTTGTCCCTCCAGATAGCAAAGGTCTTTCGGCATTCGCTCAACAGGCTTATACTCAGCATCAATGGCCTTCAGTCCTTTCTGAATTTCATCTTTACGCCCGGTTGCTTTGTATTCCGCAATCAGTGCTTGCTTCATGGCTTTGACATTGATATTTCCATTGATCGTCTGAACAGCCAAATTCTGATAATATTCACAAACCTGTTTGCCGAGATTTCGAGATCCAGTATGAATCACCAAATACTTGTTTCCTGTCGCTTCGTCGATATCTATCTCAATGAAGTGATTACCACCCCCAAGCGTACCGAGCGATCGTTCTAACCGTCTTGTATCACGAAGCTCTCTGTAGCAAAGCAACCGTGTCAAATCAAATCTTTTTATTCTCCCCTCGTGAACATTTCGCCCAGAAGGAACATATTCACGAATTTTTTCATCAAGCTTTCCATAATCGATTTGGATATCGCCAAGCTCAGATATCAACATTCCACATCCGATGTCAACACCGACAATATTCGGGATGACTTTATCGCCAAGATCGGCAGTGAATCCAATAACACATCCAGCCCCAGCATGGACATCCGGCATGATTCTAATCTTGCAATCCGCAAACGCTGGTTGAGCAAGCAGTAAATCAATCTGGTCAAGAGCCGTTTGCTCAATATTGTCTGTGAATATTTTCAAGTTTTTCATCAATTCACCTCTTTCCCATAGAACCTGTCATTATGTTCCTCTTTGCATTGAGAACAGCCATTATTTTCATTACAATGCTTGTTTTTTGAATAAATGCGCATAAAGTCGCACCGTAATTTATCAGCTCGTACTTTTCTTTTTCTGTACACGTAATCTTCATTTTCAACTCCATATCATGTAACACCGTCTGCTGTAGCATTCAGCCAGTAACGCTTTGAAATCCGCCCCGGTCATCTGTCTTTCCTTTTCCCAACCACCGTATCCATATAGGACAGTGTCATCCATGTTCTGGATAGCTTCCAGTAATGTCTTACATTTGTAAGGCGAATATTTCCCGAAGCAATCTGACAGGTAAAGGAATTCCACTGCCCATTTCTTAGGTTTCAGCTTCCCCAACATTTCCATTTCCAACAAATATTGCTTTTTATCATCTTCAACACTTGTGTAGCCTCTGGCATATAATTCTCCGAATTCCGGTGAGATCTGTTTTGCAATGTCCATCCGCAACCGTCCAAAAGTGAGATATCCCATAAACCACTGCGGAGCATCCGGGTATTTTGCAGTCAGATACACGCCCATTAGCATCTCTCCTTCCTGTAGGCTTGCCAAACAACATCTTGCAAATTTTTTGACCTTTCGATATATCCGTACCGTGACACGAACCCTATTAAAATGTCATTTTCTAAATCAAAAAATCTGTCAACAAGCCACCAACTTGCAATACCGGAATCAGCTTCAACCCACACAGGTTTACCCTCCATGGCTTTTAACTCGTCCCATGTCAGCGGATCATTTTTCACTTCCTCATATTCTGGTTCCTGCCCGTCAATGTAGGCTTTACAGATTCTTAGCCCGTTCCGAAGTCCCACAGAATACGCATCATCATTATTGGTTGCTGTGATCCCGATATGGATCGAGGTAAGCAAGCTCTGCTTGTACTCATCAAGCGTCATCAAAGCATCAGATGTGCTGTTCATTTCCGCTCCTTCCATGGTAATGCGACCCGTTTTCCATTCACAAATTTACATTCGCCGCCGATGTAACAATAAAGCGCAATATCCACTTCGCCGATACCTTTCTCTCGGCATTCTTCTTCAATTGCCGCAGACATTTCTATTATTGCCTGTTCGGTTATTCCCCTGATGAGCCAATTCGGTTCTGCCTGAATTATCGGATGCTCTTGCAAATATTTCGACAGTAGGCTCATCACCGCTCCTTCCGATAGGCTTGCCATGTCTTGCCGATTGCATCTTTGTGCATCACAAGCCTCAATCCCCATGGAAGTAGAAATTCAATACATCCTTGTTCGCTAATTTCGGAAATCAAAGCCCAGCCGCTATCGCTAAACGTACCGTACTCCACCCACACGGGAAAACCTTCCATGCTCTTGAGTTCATTCCAGCTTAGAGGGTCATTCACGGCATCCAATTTCATTTGAGCATATTCAGGCAGAATTTCCCGATATCCTTTCAAATATGCGATTGCCGCATCTCTGATATTCCAGTCTTCTGTCTGTTGTCTTTGCTCTAAGAAATAGATGACTTGGTCAAGACTGTACATTTTCTCGCTCCTTCCTGTAGGCTTGCCATAATTGTCCTTGCATTTCCTTCGCCCATTCGAAACCGTCATTGCAATACATAAATTCATCATTCGAAAAGGATTTGATGATATACCAATCTTTCCAGTATGGAGACACTCCAACAGATAAACTTTCGGCTTCTATCCAGACCGGCTTACCTTCCATTGCTTTCAGTTCGTCCCACGTGAGTGGGTCATTTTTCTGTGATTTTTCAAAGTAATCAACTAAAGCCATATATCCATTGCGTGACGGTGTATTTTGATACCGTTGATACTCCTTAAGGTAGTGGAGCGCATCGTTCCAAGTTTCCTCGCTGATAAGTATTGCGCTAAGATGCTTCAATCCGTCCTCAAGATTCTTTATTGTTTCATCCAGCGTTTTCATTTTGCCAACCGAATCCCTTCTCATTTTTCGGAATTGCCAAGCGGAACAATAGTCTCGTCAAAAAGCCAAGTATCCGCTACTAATTCGGCAAACTTTTCTTCGCCATATCCAAGTGCTTTTAGATATTTCATCGCACGGTCTTTCAAGATTTCAGCAGCTTTTTTGAAATCTCCCGAAAACTCACCAATCACCGTTTGTTCACTGTCAATGTATTCTTTGAGCAGTTTCAAAGCAATCTCTCTGTACTTTTCTTCTTTATTCATAGGTCACCTCTGTTATTCCATAATCGGATAGCTTCAGTCAATTTGTATTCCGGTTTTGTTCCAAGTCCACAAGCAGAACATTCAACAGCAAATTTGTGAGAATACTCCTTGACTTCCGCTTTTCCATGACAAATTGGACA